CCCGCCACTTCCTATACTACTATAACACACTTCTAGTCTTTTGTCAAGGGCTTTTGCTCAAAAACATTATTCGTTTTGCATCTTGAGCGCCAACAGATAATCTCCACTCTCCCAGTAAGGTTCCTGCCGAGTGGGGTATTACACTTGGAACATCTCAGATAACCGTTAGCATCAATCACTTCTTCTTCTTGGGGAGCCCCTTGCGTTTGGTTTCAGCAAACTCTTTCAGTTGCGCGGCGGTCATCTTGGTACGGGTTTTCTTTCCCTCTCGCTTACGCCGTAACTCGGCTCCGAAGAATTGCTGTTGTTTCTTACTTACTGCTGGCATTACATCTCCTAAAACGAGTAGAATATCCTTAACATCCTAGCGGCGTCGGGATTGTCTCTCTTCCATCTCTTCTGCATAAGTGCTATCCACTTTCTAGCCCACAGTACCTGTACACCCAAAGACGACCCGTTAGCATCCTTCGTCTCGAACAGCATCCTCTTCTCCGCCCTAGGGTCTGTCCGTCCGGCAACATTAGCAGCTTCCGCTAACTGTTTCGCCTCAGGGGAGTAATTGGCCCAGACTTCATTGGCTATCTGCCAGTAAGGTTCCAGTACTTTCCTGGCTTCTCTGAGGAGTTTCATTGGCATAGGTTCGTCCCACTTCGCTCCCCTGAATTCCTCAATGTAATCCAAGGTCTCTTGGCCATACTGAGTTACAAAGGCCCGCTCTCTTCGTTCAGCCTCTTCAAAGTTGTAGTTGTGGAAGCGGTCTACCATATCCCCCGCATACATGAGTTGACCGTATTCCAGACGCGCAATATCCAAGGGATTCATTCCCGCTTTTCTCTCGGGGGTCATGGGTTCGTTGAAGAAGGATTGTATCTCCTGATACTTGGGGTCGGACTGGCGAGCATTATACATCTCCCGTCTCACTCCAGTAGCATAGTCAACCTTTTCTCTGAATTGAACGGCGTCTTTAGTTAGTTCATACTCCTCTGATATAGAGGTGATGTAATCCTGGTATCTGTCCTCGATTGCCTCACCGTCATTTCGCCAAGTGTTCCACAGTTTACCTTCACCCCTGGCCATTGTGTCTGAGGTTTCTTTTGCCAAGAGGTCAAGCCGTCTGAGTTCGGGATTCTGTTGCTCTAGTTGAAGTTGGGCAAGTTGGCCTCTTTGTCTGCCAACCTCATCCCAACTCATACCGAAAGTTTCCTGGGCTATTCTATCTCTCTCGACATCCCTCTTTTCCCAATCGGACTGAGGGAATGTCCTCAAACCCACCTGCTCGGCTATCAATCCCGAAACAGAGAAGTCACCCGACTCTAGTATCTGTTGGGCGGAGATAGGTATAACCCTCTCCAACATGAATGTACCGTAATCCCCAGCGTTCTCAAAGGGTTCCCCGAAGTAGTTTTGCCCCTGCATCAATCCCGCTAGTGTGCTTGTCAAGGGAGAGGTCTTGGAGAACATGAATCTAATGAATGGGTTATCTTTCTTGTTTAGTTCACCATCTTTTATTGGGGCGAGTAAATCCTGTGGATTATCGGCTATGGTAGCGGCAACATCAGCCCCGAACCTCATAAGAGAGGTCATCATCCCACCAATACCGAAGTGTCTTGTATCTCCCGTGAAGGGGTCTTTGAGTTCAATGGTCATAAACCTGGCAGAAGATGGGTCGAAATCAGGTTCCTGCCCCAGTCTTATAGCAGTAGCAGAATAAAATACAGCCCCCGCCGCCATCATCGAACCTAGGGATTTTCTCGCTTCTGCACCCGATAAACCACCTTTGAATACATCCCCCACAAGGGCAAACCCCGCTCTTGTATATCTAGGGGCGAAGAAGAGGAACGCTGATTCAAAGTCTCTCTGGGTCTTCCCTAATCCTAATCCCTTAGAAGACATCACGCCAGTCATTCTATCAATATGTCGGGCTATCTCAAACAACTCGTCTGATGTCCTGCCCTTATACTTGAGGGACTTCCACATCTCATTTCTAACTACATCACCAAAGGAACCAAACGCCGCTTCATATCTACCATAAGTTTCTCTGATGAAGCGTTCACCAAACCTTCTCTGCCCTGTAACAACTCTGGTTCCGAGTCCGGCAAGTCTCTGGAGTTTAGGGAAAGCCTCCATGAACTCAAAGCCACCAATATACCCCCCGTAAGTGGCCCGTTCCGTTAGATTCCCCAACTCCTTGACAAGATACTCCTGATACCTTGTGGGGTTTCTGAACGACCTGAACGACATAAGTGCCGCTCTTGCCCATTGTTTCGGATACCTCCCTATAGCAGGGAGACCCTGAATGAACATAGCCGAGAAGTCAGCCGCCGCCACCAAAGTCCGCATCTCACCAGAGATATTAGCTAAAGTGTTGAGCGGCCCGAATCCCAAATCATCCCAATACTTCTGTACCTCACCGGCTACATTCTTAGGGTAAATCCTTCCCTGAAATGCAGGATGAGCAATGGTGGCCTCAGTTCCCAAAGTAGGAGTGCGGGCCTGTTCCATCAGTAAAGCTCTTTCACCCTTAGCTTTGAAGAAGGGGGCCTTGGCTGCTTCTACTATCTGGTCAACTTCTTTAGCTAAAGCCTGAAGGGATTGTCGGTTGTCTTTCTTGGCAACCAGTCCTCTTAGTTGTTTACCAAGTTCGGGGAACCTTCTTTCTTGTGCCGCTAGTGTTGCCGCAGTTAGTTTCTCGCCCCTAGCAGCCCGCCTTATAACCTTGGCTAGGTTATTCGCCCCCGCTAATGTCTTAGCTGTTGCTGTTGCGGCTCTCAAGGTCTCTGGTGCTATCTGTATTGCTCTTTCTAATGGAGTAACACCGAGTTTCCCAATCATTCCCGCTATTCGCTGGTCGGCTATTCTCTTAGCGGCACTTTGCATATAGAGTTCGACGACCCTCTCCAAACTCGACTCATAAAGCAAGCCCTGTTGCACGCCTTCAAGGGCAGTTTCGTAGAAACGTCTTTGTTCGGCGCTCATGCGCTTTCCGATTCTACCACCAACGGTGGGTTTTAGAACCTTGATTGCCACTTCATTGACGTTCTTCCCAATTACTTCTCTATGAACCCAATGGGAGAACTCGTCAAACTTGAGAAGTTTTATCTCAACGCCCGCCTCTTTCAACCCATCCAGCACCCAATCTTCTACTCTGTGAACTTGGTCAATGTAAGCCCTTTGGGATTTAGTGAGAATGTAATTAGTGGGATGTTCGGCTATATCGTTCATGTGCAGAGATTGACCAGCCTTTGCCCTGACTCTGGTAGCAAGGCCGGTTTTCTCACTAACTCCAAACAATCTAACAGGATTGGGATGAATCTGTCTCAAAGTAGCGAGTCCGGTCTGACCCTTGCTTAGAAGAATCTCTTGAGTCCTAGCTCCGATAAGTAAAGCCCTGGCAGTGGTATCTTCTACCGCCGCAGTAACCGTAGCCGCCCTACCGCCAATCCTCTCCGTGATAGATTTCAAGAAGGGCTGACGGCCAAAGAACTGAGCGATTCGTCTCTGCCAATCATCTTTGGTGATTACACTCTCTATCGCCTCAATCGCCGGAGCGGTAAATCTGGCTGTTTCCGGTAAAGTCTTGGGGATGAGTCTCTTCGCTCCCGCTGCCAATCTCTTCCCAATCAATTCCAAGGGTTTGGCGATGGGATAGTTGATTACTCTTTCCGCTGCTAGGACTGGTTTTATAGCACGGGAACCTAACGCTGCCGCACGGGTAAGAGCGGTAAGTCCAGTCTTCGCCCCTACCCCAGCCACGGCAGACAATCCGGCAGTAGCTATAGCGGTAGCAAACCACGGGATAGTTTCAATAATCCCCTTTGTTGGTTTGAAGTCGAACTCGCCAATACTGAATAGAACAGGCTCTTTCCACTGTTCATACTCTGCCCTTTCTCTCGCCAGCCAAGACATACCTTCGGTTCCGGGAACAGACGGAGTAAAGGGAGCAGTCAAAACAGCCCCGAAAGGTTGAGCTACGTGTTCTTCGAACGCACGTAGGGGTTGGAAAATAGCAACGTCTAGTGCCTGTTGCCACCAAGGTTTTACAGGCTCAGAAATAGGTTGAATGGGTTGCTGGGAGACCTCAGTGGGCGGCTGGAACAAATCCGCTAATTGGGGGATACGTGATAATCTGTCAAGCGCGGTATTGCGCTCTACTTCCCCCAACTCCTTTAGTCGGAGGGGGAGTTGCTTTTTGAAAATATCGAGGTCAGCCGCAGAAAAGCGACTCACTCGTTCTTCGAGACTATCCACTTACACCCTAAATCGTTGCTGTTGGAATCCACCTCTTCCGGCACCCGGCGGGCCACTTTGCCTCTGTCTGAATAAAGTCTCTTGTGGGGGAACTCCAGTTCTAGCCTGCCTGAATCCCGCCCACTGCGCCTGAGCAGTTGGCCCCATTCTGGCAAACAGTTGAGCAGAGGGTCGCCTTAGTTCGGGAAGGTTGGCAAACTGGGTTCCTAGTGGTTGCGGCGTTGCTGTACCCGAAACGAAACCGGCCCCAGGGGCTCCTGCCTGAAACCCCGGTATCGGTTGACCAACTTGAAGGGCCTGTCCGGGTCTCATTAGGGGTTTCATCCACTCTTGAACCACAGGTTGCTGACCAGAAAGAGCCGCGTGTTGTAACCACGAAATAGGTTGTGCGGCTAGTTGGGCTAATCTTTCCTCTCTGTCGGCAGCGAGTTGTTGTCCGAACCGCTCCTGTTCAAGGCGTCTACCCTCCTCTTGGAATTCCCTTGTCGAACGGAACTCCTCCTCCAAACGCGCCTCAGTTGTTTCAAATTGGCGACGCAACCGCTCCCTCGAAAGCCGTTCCGACTCGGTTTCACCCGGAGGGGCCTCGGCCTCGGGTTCCACAACTCTACTTGCATCGAAATCAACCCGTCGGTTTTTACCCTCAAACTCATCCCAAGTATAGAAATAACCGTCATTCCCCCAGAACCCCTTGAATCCAAGATGTTCTTCTTGTACGGGGTCACCCAATATCGCAGACTGGCGGTCAAGACGCAATCTCCACTCAGCAGCAGTCTCACCCGGAAGTGGGCGTTCGCTTTCGGGCCTTCCCACACGAGGTTCATCCACTCCGGCGACCCCAGCAGTAATCCCCTCGGCTACCGCAAGCGGCCCCGGTTCAAGTGCTCCGGGGGCGGCAAATGGGTCAGGGGGAGACGGTTGGGTTGTGGGAAATTCGGGTTGGGTTAACGGTCTCGGCGCTCCCACCCCCGGTACGAATGGGGTTGTCGAGGCCTTAAAAAATAAGTACAAGTTATGTTCGCGGAAATTCTCTGGGGTGATTGATTCGGCACGCGCCTCTCCCACGCGACTCACTACCCATCGCCGAAAGGCCTCAAATGAAACATCCCCTTCACCCGAAATCTCTACATGGCCCGGTATATGTGGCATTATAACTCACTCTCCAATTTCTTGATTTGCAACCGTAGTTCTACAATTTGTTTATCCCTGCCATCACTGAGTCCCTGTTGATACCCCGCCCGATAACCCTTACTGTGCGACAGTTGGTGGTCTCGATTTGTTGTTAGTTCCAAGTTTTCCAAACGGTTATCATCCCTGATGCCGTTCTTGTGATGAACCATCTCCCATGATTCAAGGCATCGACCTTCATGTGCGGCCATCACGAGACGATGTTCTCGGACATAATGGTTTAATGCCGCCATTTCATAATACATATCATCGGGATAAAGTCTAACTAGAATATACCCACCGCCATCCCTGGGTCTCCCACCCTTCCAATTCCCATTATCGCTTCCCCGTGTTCCAGTTCTACTCAGTTTATTCGCACAGCTTTGGCACCGCTTACTAACGGAGATGCCACCAACCCATTGCGCCCAACGTCCCGTTCCACAATCAAGACAAGCAGTCCAAGTGCGCTTATTGGCACCCCTAAGACCACAATGGGGGAACAGTCTAATGTCACCAAACTCGGGCACTATAAACCAGCCTCAAGCGCCTCGACTTCCGCTAAAGCCTTATCGAATTCCTTTCGCTCTAGTTGTTCTTTGTGCTTTATCAAGGGCTCAAAATCATCCCTGAAAATAGCCCGAAGGGTTACCATGTCCTCTTCTATCATCTCGTTTATCAGGTCAACAGTGTCCATTACCTATTTCCCCCACCACCATTTCTACCTTGTGTCCCTCTAACACCACTAACCGGAGCCTTTGGCATATTGGCAATCAAATTATCTAAAGACCCAAGAGGTGCCCTATTGGGGATAGGTGGAACTAGACTTCTCTGTCCCCCTTCCGATGCGCCCTGTGCCCCCTGTGCGGTCTCTGGGGCCATGGGTGGTTGAATCCCGAATGCCTGTTGTGCCATCATCCCAACGGCTTGGTCTAGGATTGCAACATAGGACGGGAGTTGGCGCATCATTTCTTTGGCGTCTTGTTCTTCCATCGCGGGAACGTTTATACTAGAAATCTGTCCTCTGGCCCATTTCTTAGTAACCAGACCATTACCACCATTCCACAGATTATTGAGGGCATCCTGTCTTCGGTATTCGTCCTCTTCTGAAATAGGAGCCCATTCTACATAGCAAGTAAATGGTTCCTTCATCTTGTCTTTCTTGATTACTTCGTCAAACCCACCATCTGAGTCGGTCGGCATCGCCCACAACCTAATATCATCAGGGACGACATTCTTGAATAACTGGGCGGACTTGATTAGAACCTTCTCAGCCCCATGCTTGAAGGCTTCCTTGGAATACTGAAACTTAGCCGCCGCCTCCGAAATTACTAATCTTCTATCGGCACCACTTCTTACACCCGTTTCGGAAAGTCCCCTCACCGACCTTGGGGCAGCATGAGCACCAATCAAATCAGCCGTCCTTGCTAAATGCAGAGCTATCATATCGGGGGCCTTGCTTACCTCCCAGTCCTCAAATACAACATCATCTGGCACCCAAGTATAGGTTCCATACTCTTGTTTGATATTAGCATATTCTTCTGCCCCCTGACCCCTGACTCTACCACCGCGCCAAGCATCCTTTTTCAGAATAACGTCAGCCACAGAATAGTTCCGTGACTCAGAAATATACAAATCCTGAGCATATCTATTTATCCCGACATATCTCTGTTCGGGGAGGGCATCCTTACCAAGGTTACCCAAACCAGATTCAATCAACGTATAGGGAATGAAGCCATACTTGTGTTTGACAATTTCACCTTTCAGGACAGGTTCACCGTCAACCAAAACACTTCTGTATTCATTATCCCAGTACTCGGTATATTCTACTGTGTCCGTAATCCCCTTACCGTTTAGATTCTTAAAAAGGGGA